TAAGAATCCATTGTCTTTGTTTTCCATGGTGGATATCTGGGAGAATATACCAGGCTGAATACCACCAAGCACAGGAATCAATGGGCTCTGCACAAAGCTACTCTTAGCAGTCTTGCGTGTAAGAATCGCTGCTTGGTTAGACCAGCAGGACAACCAGAACTCAAGATCAGAACCAGGCTTATACTTATTCATGTCCTTAATCCATCCGTTCAGCTCATCCTTAAATACTGCAATGCCTACTTGGTTTTCTTCGTGCAAATCCGCTAAGGCTTCAACAGTAATATCATTTACTATCAACTGCTTTCTCACAGGCTCCCTAACTTCCTCCACATCCTTCTTCTCCTTAGCAGTCAAACGCTCGTACTCCTTGTACTTCTTGTACTCGTTCTGAAAGTGCTTAATCTCAAAGCTATTCTTCTTAGCAATCGGGAAGATGATGGCATTTATACTAGGGGTCTTGCCTAGTCCTGCCTTGCCTATCAAGCCAATCCAAATGTTGCAAGATTCTCTCCATCCTGTTTTTACCTCCACCTTGCAAGCGTTACCAATACACAGCGACAGAAGCCAAAGTAAGCTACACCCCATGTAGTCAATAGAATGATTAAGTGTTTTCTGATTTAACAGAATATAACTCTGTATTGACTCTGGAAACACATCAATTGGAAATATCAAGTCTTCCTTTGGGATCTCAATCTTCTCAATCTCGACTTTTCTAATCTTTCGCTCTCCATATCCTTCCTTGTACAACTCCTTAGCAGCAGCAGAGTAGTCCCCATTGAAGTACTTGTAAGCGTAGATACTAAACGGAGTCAGAGGAGTCTCATGAGGGTAAATCGTGGCCGTGGTGAAGAGATAACACAGTCCAGTATCCTTGTAGATAAATCCGTGCAAGGCATCCTTAGAATTAGTTTTTCTTATCACTATGCGGTCGGTCAAGTGCTTGACTGCGGTAAACTCATTTGCAATCAAGTCTAGGACTCTGTTTCTCTGATTGTAATCTTCCCAAGGAGTCAATCCGCTATACTCTGTATTTTCGACCTTGACTTCCACCTTGGCTTCATCGTAGTGGAAATACCTACATAGGCTAAACAGAATGTCTCTCTCCTCCTCGGTGATCTCCTGGATTTGCTCATAAGACATCTCCGATACTTGGTTGTCATAGATATAGATATACCCTCCAGTACCCCTAGTTTCAATTAAGGCTTGAGAATGTCCCTTCAGAGTTGCAAGCTTTCTGTTTCCTTCAACTTTAGAGCATCTATATATAATATGATAACCAGAGTTTATAGTCTTATATATAACAAACTTTCTATTAAAGTCATCAATATGATCAGATATAAAAGACACAAACTCACCCCAAAACTTCTTTCCATCTTGGATGGTTGGGAATACCTTTAAATCTACATCTATACACTCAACATTATAATAACCTGTTATAATACCGTACCCTTTGGTCTTGGATTCGAGCTTCTCTAATTCTGACTTTTCTATCTTTTTTGTCTGGTACTCCTTCCATAAAATCAGAGGCTTTTTACCCTCCGATATGGGCATTACGCTGAACCCTGAGTTCAGTAAATTGATTGCTCTTCCTAGCGTTACATTCATTTTCGTGTTTTACAAAGGTTTATAGAAAAATGGCATTTTTGGGCAAAAAAGTGTACACAAGTTTACACTTAGTTTACACCTAGTGTAAACCCCCCAAAACGCCCTATACTCTCTAATTTCGCAGATTTTAGGCCGTTTTTTGCCCTAGGTTTACAAGTTTACACTTTTTTTTAGAATATATTTTTTTTGACTAGGTGAAAATTTATTTTTTTTCATTTTTGCCAAAAAGTGTTCAAAGTGTTCACTTATTGCGATTGGAGCCAATGGAGGCCGATTTTGGTTTACACTTAGGTGTACACTTAGTGTAAACTAGTGTACACCCTCTTTCTTGGCTTTTCGCACCCAATGTGAGACTCTGTTGTAGTCTAGATTCAGCTCTTTTGCTATCTCGCAAGTCCTCCACTTTTCCTCTACCATACGCTCTATTTGTCTTACTATTTTTATACTAAGAGACTTTACTCTTCTCTCATCGGTCAGTTTGAGAATATCACATAAGTGATGGTATTTTACACCAGTACTATACATAATTTCTTTATATGATACACCTTTCTTATATAGTTCGAGAACCTGATCCGCAGACTTCAGGTGAGAGCAAGTATTCTTGGCTCTCTCATTGGTTAACAGATACTCCTTGTATATATAATTATTTACTAGATGCTTACTAATATTTAGTATAATAGCTATATTCTTATTCATTACTTTAAGCTTATATAGTCTAACTATCTCGTCTTTCTGTTCTTGAGTCAGTGATGTCATTTGTTTCCGTAGGTTTCGTTGTAGTATTTTTTTGAATCAGAATTTCTACAACCGACATCCCAAACTCCAGATTCATAAGCTTCTACTATCTGCTCCTTCTCCATTTTTTTGGCTTTCTTAAAAATCTTTACATTATTAGTAAAATCTTTTTCACTAAAAGGATTAACCATTAAATTATCCTCCAACCATTCTATTGCAGTCTTATATTTCATTTGTCTCCGTAGGTTTCTTCATAGTAATTCTGTCCGCTTTCATAGGTCTTGACTGCATAGAACCAAGCACCTTCTCTGTGGGCCTCTGCAATCTGATCTCTCTCCTTGTACTTAGCTATCTCTAATACTTCCTTGGAAGACTTTCCATCATACCATGTGGAAGTTAGTTGCTCATGCAACCATTCTACTGCCGTCTGCTTTTTCATACCGCCATTCCTTTTAAATACTCTCTGCATTCCAATACCTTAGCCTTAGCCATCTCAATTACCTGTGGGTCATACTCAATCTCAAACTCCTTGATTCTGTACTTATCTTCCACATGGGAGTAGCTTACGGGTTCCTCGTAAGTCAAGAACTCTGGGGTGTCCTGAAGGGTGTAAACCAACTTAGCCTTTTTTAAGCCTGTCAGGTGCATGTAAACTTGAAGTTGATAATAGTACCCCATGTCAGGGGAATTGTCAAACAGAGGGAAAGTAAAGCAGTCCCACGAGGTTTTAAAGTCATAGACTATACCCTCGTGAAAACAATCGGGAGTACCTGTGAAGAAATCATCCTCGAAGTGGTCTAAGTTCTTAATCATGAAGTCCTTATTCATAGCTACCGAGTAAAACTCGATAGCCGTATCTTCTAATGCCAATCCCTTCTGGATGTACTTACTCTTAATCTGCTTCTTTACTCCGTAAATCTGCTCCTTGTACCAATCCTCTAGGTAGCTTTTAGTTGTCTGAGACAAAGATTCTGTTTTACTCCGTGCGTTAGTCATCAATTGACCAAGGGCACTTGCTCTGCATTTAAAGTTCATGATAATAGAAGTTTTTCGTTTTGTGCTGTAAGAATATAAACCGACTTAATTTGCTCTAAGGTTACCTTTCCATTGGCGAGAGAATCCTTTGCTCCTTGCCACTTTACATGAGATGGAGTTAACTCCTCTTTTTTACCACCATGATCGTTGGTCGAATCAGGGTCTTTTGTATCGTCAATTAAAAAGAGCCCATTCAAAGCATACTTACGAGCATAACTCGATGAGCTACCAAAACTCTGAGCCACATCCATACCCTTGCGGTTAATGTCGATGCCTGCCTGGGCAGTAACTGCTCTGCCTTCAGTTCTGCCTTCTTTATCTACTTGGATTGCAGCGGTAGCTTCTATAAAGACAAGACCTCCTACTTCTTTTACCTCGTCTTCAATAGTCAAGGTACATTCATACTTCAATAGCAAAGGCTTTACCGCTTCTAGAATATCCTCTACGGATCGGTACTTGTACTTGCCGAATGCATTAAACTGATTCTTTGGAGCTTTGAGCTCTGATTGGATTGCAATTAGTTCTTTCATCGTTTTAAGTGTTTATATTTTTCTAGTGTTTTCATTTCAGCGTATCGGTAACTTATCTCATCCCAATACATCTCGAAGGTTTTAAGAATCTCTATTTTTTCACTATGGGGTACTTCCCCAAAGTTCTCTAGTATCCATTGCTCAATTTTTTCCTCTACCATTGTTAATCCAGTTAGTTGATACAAATAGAACCCATTGATTGCCTAATCTCTTAGGCGGATACACCCATTCTTCAGGCCATACACCAGAACGAATAATCTGGTGAACTCTCGTAGATTTTTCGGTAAAGCCCCGTAGTACACCGTACTCGGTGGCAGTCATCATTTCGTAAAGCATAGTCTTACATTGGCTTCTAGTTGTTCAACAATAAAAGGATCAAGGATGGCACAGATAACCCGATAGTGGTCAGTAAACCGCTCGTTTAGGTCATCGTACAACTCTAGGGTAAGCGACTTACCATTACCGAAGTAAAGGTCTAGGACAATTCCTTCGTTGGTGAAGGATTCGAGCTCTAGGCTAAAGCCCGACTGCTCAAGGGTAAAGTGGTGATCTTTTAACATGATTGTGATTGTTTAGTGTGATGTAAAGGTACAAAGGTCTGCACAACAAATGCAAGTGAATTGTCAAAATTATTTTTGTTTTACACTAAGGGTAATTTTCTGGGTTAAATGGTTTTGTTTTACACTAACACCCCAGGAGATTTTATTTTCCACCAGGGGGTTGAACCAGTTCGAACTGGTTCTGTTTTACACTAACCCTATTTTTCCGCCATGTTTTACACTATGGGTCAATCCGCCATGTTTTACACTATGGGGGTCGCGGTCGGCCGTGCCCATTCGTAGGTCGGTCGGTCGCGGCATGGCATGGCAACCTAGCTACCTACAAAGGCAAAGGAGGGCATTTTTAAGGCCGTGGTAAAGAGATATTTTTTTTAGAGTGTGTTACATAGGTGAAATTTTGAATGTCTTAAATGGGCTTAAAATAGGCTTAAAAAAAGGGACTAATTAAGTCCCCTATTCGATACCTACCAATTGATCAAATACTGAAGGCCTACCAATTGAAAAAAGTATGAAATGATCTTCAAACCTTTCTATTTTTTCCGCTTCGAAATTATCCCTTACTAATTGACGCAATATTGATTCATAGTTAGGATCGTATAAATCTGGTAACTTTCTAAGCAAGATTAAAACCCTAGCTTTAATCCTGTTTAAATTCATTTCTTTGTCAAGGTCAATTTTTTGAGTTTCCATAGTTTGTGAGTTTAAATTTTTTGCAAGTTGTATGCTACGCAATCCAATCCGAATTCGATCGAATAACCTAGCTTTTTAAGGTCAATTTCAAGCTGTAGTAAATTAATATAGTTTTGTTCCTTTGTCATGTATGAAACAAGCAAGGCCCTCAAATCTGAGGGCCATAGTTCGGGATATTCGAATAAATCATTCATATTTTAACATACATATAAAGGGTTTCCCAATCGCCTTTCTCAATACCTAGTAATTCTTGCAATTCATGTTCCAAGCTTACTTGGTGTTCATCCAATTGTAAACGGATTTTTGTAAAAGATTTGGATTCATGGTTTATATATTTTTGAGTTTCTTTTCTCAAATGGATTATTGTTTGAATTTCGGCTATAATTAATGTAAATGATCTCATTTTGTTTTTTCGATTGCGTTTGAAATTTCTTTTTGAATTTTAATAGGTAGTGATGCAACACAAAGCCAAATGTGGCCATCCCTTAATTTAAACCCGTCATTAATTATTTCTATTAATGTGGTGTAGTGGTAAACCACGTCAAGTGGTTCCGCATTGCATTCATTTAATGAATCCCAAATTATAAAATCTTGGTTGCTAATATTTTTCATAGTATTAATGCTCTAAAATTTGAATGTGCTTTTTTCCTTTCCTTTCACCACTACATAGGCCACATTTTTCGCAAGTGGATTTGAATCCAGCTTCCTTACTTGCGGGACAAACTACAGCGTTTTTTACTAATTCTGGATCGCTACTTGCAAGAAATCCGCGGAATCCCATTTTTTCAGCAATACCTAATTGTTTCTCATTATGGATCGAAGCCATAAAATAGGACGCAAATTCTGGTTTCTTTGCCCATTGGTGTGTATATCCCGTGTGGCTTTTGCTTACTTTGACCATGTCACCTACCAAATTAACAGGCAATAAAGTGGGTTCACCATATGTGCCAAATCGGATGTACCTACCTTGCGAAATCTCTAAAATCCTTTTTTCTAACAAATGAACTGCTGGTATATACTGCAAGGTCGTAAACTCTCTCACTATAGATTTAAGCATGGAAACAAATCCGCTAAACTGCATGTATTTGTGGGTGTAGCATTTTAAATACGCCCTAAATGGGCAATCGAAACAAACGGATTCCGCAAGATCAAAAAACTTTCTTGGGTCGATCTTTGTCCCTTGCTTCATGCTCTCAGCTACATAATTGAACTGCAAATCTGAGAAACTATAGACTTGCAGTATTTTTTCTTTGCCACTTGAAATTTTAGCGTTTGTGGTTACACCTAGCTTAAATACTAGTATTGCGTCCTTTACTTTTGTAGTTACTCTCATGTCTGTTTGTGTCGTGTTTTGAGTTGATTAAATAAGTTTTAAGCCTAACATATAGCCCAAAATAAAAATTGGTATTAAGGCAATGATATAATAAATTACAAGCCAGATTTTTTTTAGTGCTTTTTTCATGCAGTTTTTTGGTTAGGTGTTAAAACATAGGTCAAGGCGAAAATCAATAAAGTTCCGCATCCGATAATTAGTAAGTCTAGCATTTTTTATGGGGTTTTGGTTAAACATTAAGTAAAGATATTACAAGGCCTTGTAACTTGCAAGCCTTAAGGGATATATTTTTAATATTTATTTATTTATTTTTTTAAACTACCTTTGGTTTGATTAATCAGATATTTCAAAGGGATTAAATATGTCGATTGGAAAAGGAAAAGGAGGGAAAAGAGAAGGATCAGGTAGAAAGCCTAAAATACAGGAAGTAAAGCTTGTAGAAAGTATGGATGCTATTTCAGTACCGGACGAAATATGGAAAGCCCTTTTATATAAGTGTTTACAAGGTGACACCGGTGCTTTAAAACTTTGGCTTTCGTACCGGTACGGTTTACCGAAGCAACAAATTGACGTCACATCCAATGGGGAAAGTATTGCACCTCCGATCCAATGGCTAAATAAACAAGTAGATTATAAAGAGATAGAAACCATTGAGTATCAACCGCTTACCCGCATAGACGAATAAGCGGAGGGGGGTAGGGTGTTGTTGTGAGTGTACGCAACAAGGTTGCAAAATGGAATTCCCCAATTAACTAATTTACCCTAGGGGGGCTATGTTTCTGAGTGTACAGGAATCAAACGAAAAATCAAAATCCCGAATTAATTAATTTACCTATGATTCAACTTTTAGACGATTACAAGCCATTATTCTATGAGCAGCCTGACACGAGGTACTATTTGATTACGGGTGGCAGAGGAAGTGGTAAATCGTGGACTTTGGCTTTGTTTCTGTTGAACTTGACTTACGAGAAGGGTCATGTGATTCTTTTCACTAGATACACCTTGGTATCTGCGTTTATTTCGATTATTCCAGAGTTCTTGGATAAGATTGAGATTATGGGCAAGATGAATGACTTTGATGTGACTCAGAGTGAGATTATAAATAAGTTAACGGGGTCGAAGATTCTGTTCAGGGGGATTAAGACTAGTAGTGGGGTAAACACGGCAAATCTGAAGTCGATTGCTGGGTTGTCGACATGGGTAGTGGATGAGGCTGAGGAATTGACAGACCCTGAGATATTTGATAAGGTAGACTTGTCGATACGAGCGAAGGATGTTTACAACAGGGTTATCTTGGTGATGAACCCATCGTACAAGAGTCATTGGATATATAAGGACTTTGTAAAGAATAAGAGGAAGGATACGACCTATATCCACACGACATACTTGGATAATAAGATAAATCTTAGTGAGTCGTTTGTGCAGGCAGCTGAGAAGACTAAGCGAGAGAACAGGGCTAGGTATGACCACTTGTTCATGGGTACTTGGTTGGATGATGCGGAAGGTATGTTGTGGAACAGGGCGATTATTGGCAAGGCGAGGGTTGATGAAGCTCCGAACTTGAAGAGGATTGTGGTTGCACTTGATCCTGCGGTGACTGCGAACATGAATAGTGATGAGACTGGTATCATCGTGGTTGGAAAGTGTAAGGAAGGGTTTGGGTATGTTTTGGAGGATTTGAGTGGGAAGTACTCTCCGAACCACTGGGCGAAGATTGCAAACGATGCAGCGTTTAGGTGGAATGCGGATTGTATTGTGGCAGAGAAGAACCAAGGTGGAGACATGGTGGAGGCTGTGTTGAAGGCACAGGGGACAACCACGAGGATTAAGCTAGTTTCTGCTACCAAGGGTAAGTATGTGAGAGCGGAGCCTGTGTATTCGTTGTATGAGAAGGGTCAGGTGTACCATGTTGGGTCGTTCCCGTTGCTAGAGAGTCAGATGGTTACCTTCGACCCTGACAAGGGGAAGTCGCCCGATAGAGTGGATGCGTTGGTATGGGGATTGACTGAGTTGATGGTCAAGAACCGAAGTAATGGGTTCGTATTGATAAAAGGAAAATTATTTAGGTAAAATTAGTACTTTTACAAAAAAGTGAGATATAGATGAATCTACTGAAAGCGTTTAGAACTAAGGATGCAGGTTTGCCTGTGGCTTTGCAATGGCAGTATATTAAGGGAGTATGGATGCCTTATGATGCAAAGGATGGTATTTACATTGATAAAGCGTATAAGGCTATCCCTGTTGTTCAGTCAGTAGTTTCTAAGATAGTAGAGAAGAGTGCGGATGCTGCACCGATGTTGTATAAGATTAAGGACAAGCGGTTTGCAGAGAAGTACTACGCTAAGAGAAAGTATTTGAAGAGTAAGGAGAATGCTACTGAGTTGGCGAAGTTGAGGGTGAAGGCATTCGAGTCGGTGGAGAATCATCCGTTCTTGCAGTTGATGGATATGCCCAACCCGACTAGTACAGGAAGACAGTTGAGAGAAGAGGTTGCAGGATATCTGTTGATTACTGGTAATGCGATTGTGTATGCGAGTGTACCTGGTGCAGGAGTGAGAGCGAAGCAGCCGATTGAGTTATGGAGTGTTCCGAGTCCGACTGTGAAGCCTGTGATGTCAGGAGAGAGAACTCAGCCGTTGGCAGGATATGCGATTACATATAACTTTGAGAATATTATTCCCAATGAGCAGATTGCTCACTTCAAGTACTTTAACCCTGTGTCTGAGTGGCAAGGGTATGAGAGTACTTTCTGGGGATTGAGTCCGTTGCGTTCTAGTGTAAGTATTATCTCTCAGAAGAGATATGCTGATGTGGCTCAAGGGTCGTTGTTTGCCAATATGGGGCCGAGTGGTATTGTGAGTGGTAACGCACGACACAGCGATCAGGCTGAGTTGACTGCTGAGCAGGCGATTGCAATTAACGATTCGTTTAGACAGAACCACATGGGTGCCCACAACGCTGGAGACATTGTTGTGACTCCCTCAGACCTGAAGTGGGTACAGATAGGCTTGAGTCCTGTGGACATGGGTATCTTGGACTTTAACGCTGACTTGGAAAGGCAGATAGCTAACATCTACGGATATCCATCTCAGTTGTTGACTCCGCAGGGAACATTGGCGAACAGTGAGACAGGTGATACACGAGTGATTACGAACTGCGTGTTGCCGTTGTTGAGAAAGATGGATGATGTGTGGACTAAGATGGTTCGTCAATGGTATGGAGACAACAGCTTGGTAGTAATGTCTGATACCGATGTATATCCTGAATTGGAAGGTGATAAGAAGGAGTTAGTTCATTGGATGCGTCAGGCGATGGTATTCAGCCAGGATGAGATCCGTGAGGCACTAGGATACGGAACGATTGTAGATGAGACTCAGGTGTTGGTTCCTACGAATTATATGCCGTTGGCCGACATGAGGTCAGGAGACTTGAATGTTGAGACTGTGCCGAGTGGTAGAAATGTACCAACAGAAGACATCGAAGATGATGATACAGACCAAGATTTTGACTAAGAACTTTGTGGCCGTTGATGGGATAATAACTGTCAAGGCTCAGAGGTTGGGTGAGGAGTATACCTGCTGGTGCAAGGCCGAGGATTATACATTTGAATTCAAGGAAGGAATGAGTACCAAGGATATTATAGAGCAGACTATAAAGCTGCTTTCTGTAATGCCATAACTAAATATAAACACGATGATATCAGAAGAAGAATTCTTGAAGGCAGAGATTGAGACTCTGAACCTAACGATGAACAATGAATTGTTTGTAGGCTTAGCTAAGAGTGTAGCCAACTACTGCAAGAAGTTTGAGCCGAGTAGTGTAATTGACTACGGATGTGGCACAGGAGTGTATAGTGAGGTGATGCGACAGGAGGGATTTAACATCATGGCACTAGATGTGTTCAAGAGCCACAGAGATTACTGCAAGGAGCAGTACAGCGAGTTGAAGGTGATTGCTAGACCGAAGGCAGCGGAGATGATGTTGTTCATCGAGGTAGCGGAACACATGACCGACCAAGAGATTAAGAATGCGATTGATGTTATAGAGCCTAAGATGATATTGTTTAGCTCTACTCCACATACTACTGAGAATGATGCAGAGTGGGGACATATTAACATCAAGCAGGAGCCAGAGTGGATTGCATTCTGGAAGGTTCTAGGGTATAAGGTATTAGAGAAACCATCAACTCCTACGACATGGACTCTAATGCTAGAAAAAA